GTCCGGTGGTGTGGTCTATACTACCATTTGCTCGATGGCAGTGGCCAGCGCTCCTGCTGCGGAGGCGGCGAGACCCACTGGTCCTGGGACGACGGCAGCTGCAGTTGCTAGTGCGGTCTTGACCCAGGCCCAGAGCTTCGCCCACGAGAAATCATTCTGGGCGGCAGGTACAGCGATATCAAGCTGTTCAGCGTACTTGTAATACAGCTGCATGGCGAGTTCGTCGCGTGGAGGGGCTAAGCGTGAGTACTCATACAGTGCCGAGGAATTGACCACGGTGTATTCTACACACGCCCATGCTCGTAGCTGTATCGATAGTGAGACCCCGGGTGGGATGTCAAGGCGCATGAATGTGGCATCCATAGAGTCATCTAACCCTAAGTACGGTCCACTGAGGTGGCCGTAAACGGATGCATTCTTCACGCTCTGGTAGTTCTCGACGATCGGCCGGAATGCGTTGTCATCTCGTGACCTAGTGCAAATTGCGTATGCGCCATCCTTGACATGACCGACGTAAGCTTTGCTAAATTCCACGCCGGTTGGTTCGAGACCCGAGACACCAAGCTGGGTCACGGGGAGCTCATTGACGTTGAGCAACAGAGCTTTCGCCGTGGTTGAGCTGTCGGTGAAACCTGTGCCGCTGACCTTAAGAGGGTTGGTGTAGTCAGTGATGGATGGTTGGACCACGGGGTACATGGTGTTTAGCACGCATTGCTTGAGGTTCAATTTCTGAACCCGCAGGCCACCTGTTGAATTTAGGACTGATGTCAAGTCCTTAATCTCACAGGCCATAGATGTGTAGCGGAAAGACGCTACATTGGAACTGCGCGTTAGTGCGCTGTTGGTGAAGAGCGCGTTGTCTCCGAAACTATCCGGAAAATCCTTGGTGTTCCATTTTGAGGCGCCAGTTAGTGGGGCGTTTGAGGCTGAGTCACAGACCCAGAACGCCTGTCCGGGAGTGGCCATCTGGATGAAGTAGTAGGATGTGCCGGTTGTTGCTGCTCCTGACAAGTTGAGCGTGGTCTCGAAGCGATGTTTCTTCAACAAGACCCTGTGGTCTCCCCCGAGTGGGAGACCAGCACCCTGATCATCGCTGAAATCAGGGGCCGCAAAAGCGCATTTAAGAAAATCAGAGCCTGCTTTCGACAGGGCCGCCACTGGCGGAACCCGGCGAGGCAGTTGTTTTCTGACCCCTTTTCTTGGGGCGCTTGGTGCGGGTTTGGCCCGTTTTGGTTTTCCTGCATTGCGTTGTTTCCTCATTGCTAGGAGTTTTAGTGGTGGTTTTGATTGGGGTTGGTATATCATACCCCGCCTGTGGGTCTGCGTTCAGCAAATCACCATCAACAATGATGGGGAATGTGCTGTCACGGCTACAATTGAGCCAACCTACGGCTGGCAATAGGTCCGTCTGGGTGTTGGCTGATCTGATTAGACCTGCCATGGACCACACTTGGTCCGTGCTGGTCTCCAACAAGTGGGCGCACAGCGAGACGTTGTCGTCGTAATCACGCTGCGGGAATGGGCCATCGGCGTACGACGCGAAATAGCTCACCTCTTCGGAGTAAAATTTTCCCGTGGCTACGGCCGATTTGATCCGGAGGACGGCGCTACACATGTCGCTGACGATTGGTGTGGTTGGGTCTGTTACGAGTAGACCTTTCGCTTTGGATATCAATCGGTCATCATATTCCGCATCGCTCAGGTTGTCTCCTATTACGAGCGGAAACCGGCGCAGTATGCGTTTGACGTCGCATATAGACTCAGGGCCGGCCCAGGCGTTTTGGTAGATTCGGCCCAGAAATGTCATGTAGTCACCAGGTTGTCGCGTGGTGTTTGTGACTTTGTATCCGACCGATTTGCATACCCGCTGAAAGGTGTCAAAACATCCGTCAGGTGTTAGTCCGTCATCTCCGCTGTATAGTCCCAGTTTCTGCCATGCCTGCTCTGCGCGCATCGAGCGCATACGGTTGGCGCAGTAGTTCAAAAATCCGTTGGTTAGTGTTGAACGGATTGATGTGTCGGGGCGGCCTGATAGAGTGCCGACCCCTGTATTGTAGCTCACGCCTTCAGAGGTGTGAACTTTCATGTTCAACGTGAGGCGATTCAGTCTGTTTGCTTCAGTGGCGTCAACGCTGTTGAAGCCGCGTTTGAGCACCAACTCAACCAGTTCGGTGGTCATGATGGGCGTCGTCCCGTCCATCTTGCTGAAGTCTGATTCTTGGACGCAACTACTAACCGACACTGCTTCATGGACTGCGTTTGCGATCTCCAATGGTGTGCGGCCACTTATGTACCACGGGTGTCGTTTGAGTGCGGCAGCTAGTGGCAAAGTGTACCGCGAATATTGTGTGCGGTATACAGCATCGAGGGTAGTGATGTTGCGGGCGGGTTTCCCATCGGCCACTGGTTCCTTCTTCATGAAAGCAGAAGGCTTGGCCGGCATCTCCACGTCCATCACAGCGGCACGCTGTTCAAAACCTGCCCTCTGACTTGGACGATCTTGTAGGGCTTGAACTGCGGCCACATCAAGCGGTATTAGTTCATTTGGTTCTAACAGAAATCGGACGAATTCTGTCATATATTTCTTGATGTTACCTGGTGTTGCTGTGGAATTGTGGAGGTCTGTGATGCGTGTTTTGACAGTGGCGACATCCTGCTCCCTGCATTTGGCAGGGGCAAGACTGTGGCTTTCTGGCCCGTACAAGCAAGGAAAACGGGCTGTCATTGTTGCTTTGATCGGCTCATCAGGTGGGGTTGACGCTGGGTGATACGTCGTGGTGTCACGGAAACCAGCGGCGATAAGGCGCGGCATGGTCATCAGGTGCCACCGAGCATTGACATATCGATGCACCAGTGTCTTGGCGTCACCATTTCTGGAATGAGCAAATTCAGGAGTACTCCACAAACTACCCTCGGTCAATGATGTCTTTGTGTCATAGAGGGCTAAGGGTTTTCCTTGTGTCTTCTCGCAACGGCGTGTTGCCAAGCTTAGCAACTCCTGATGTGATATATCAGTGGCGAAGAACGAACCATTGTCGGCTATGGAGTGGATGACATTGCACCCTTCGAAGCGGCTGATGGTGTTAAAAGCGGCTTCTAGTGGCTCCATGCGGACTATGGGGGTCTCCGGGAATAACCAGGCGACAGGTCCATAAATTATGCATACGGGGGTGATGCACACGACAGCGCGTATGTGGTCGAGTTTATAAGTATCTACATGGTACTCGACTCCTCCCCACCAATGTTTTATGTACGCCTCGTCGCGCCGATAGTCCCACAGCCTGTGTTTGTACTCAGCGCATCCGTGGACGACCATTCTGATTTGATTATCTTCAAAGCAGTAGGCGGCATCTGAACCGACTGTACCTGCGGCCAAAGAAGGCAACAAGGTTGCGGCGATAAGACTATGCCCGTCCAGGAATACGTTGATGTCAGGGATGTGATAATCAACATCTTTCATTGTGTACACGTCCGTTGGGCGGACCTCGTCATTTCGTACGTCTGATCTCAAATCTTTTGACCAATAGTAGTATCTGGAACCGCGTTGTCCAGTACGTTGCTCATTGGCTGACATAGAGACAGAGTAGCTGTCAACACCTGACTGGCTAACAATGTCGTCGATGACGTCGAACATTCGAGTCCGGGTAATGGCTGCCTCCGGGTGGGAGTGATGGCCGATCTGAGGGCGGTACTTACCGGCCTCAGCCAATTGGCCGATCATGCGCTGAAACGTCATACGCAGAGTCTGATCACATCCGACGCGGAAGGCGCCAATCAACTTCGATCTCAAATACGCAAATAC